ATCGTGTCTATGTTTATAATTCTCGTTACTATGGGAAATTAACAACACTTCAATACCTAGATAGTGTTGGTCTTTACCACTAGAATCCGCTTTGATAAAGTCTTGATCTAATTGACCAGTAAAGCTTAGGATAGCGTGTTCACCATCCCATAATGCAAAGCTTGGCGTAGGTTTGTACGCACTCAAAAGGTTCTCGCTCATTATTCTTTAGAAAAGGAAGGGGGTATTAATGTGAATGTATTGTATAGGGAAAATGTTTATATAATGGAATTGGATAGATTGTTTAATGGTACTGCGTGCTAAGAGAGCTAAAAACGGCAGAATGATGTACTTTAAGGATAACAAACTTATCTCTAAAGCACGTTATCAAGCTGCTAAATCTCGCTCATCTGGGACTAAGCGATCTAAAGCACGCAGTCCAAACAAGAAAAACGGAGCAAGAAGAATGAGAAAATCCTTTCCACATCCATCTGTCACAGGTATGGCAAGTGGTTTAGCAATAGCCAGTTACCTAAACAGTGGAAAAACAGTTTCCAAAAGCACAGAGGGCGTCGTTAAAGATGTTACAGACGGAGAACTCGGAAAAGCATTCAATACTTTATCAACAAATGCAATAGGTATGATTAATACCGAAACAGGTCGAAAGACTTTGGTAACCGCAGGAACTATTGCAGTACTTGGTTCACTTGCACGAAGACAATTCCCACAATTAAAATTGGGAGGCCAAAAACTCTTCTTTCGTTTATAATTGAGGAATAGGAAAAATAAATATGAGCATCGTAATAAGTAGATCAGAAACACAACTAGCAGCCACAGGTGCTTTTCAAGCAATGGATAATATTGGAACAGCAAGCGTTAGTTCTAGTTTTACAGTACCAACAAATGTATCGGCTATACGCCAATTGACAATTTCAGTGACTGCCGATGGGTCAGAAGAATTTGTGCCACTCGTAAAAGTGAGCGGGAATTGCATGCAAGATGGTGATGCCATATTCGCAGGTGCTCCAGCAATGGGCGCAATCTCTTTAGGTGAAATAACATACGATACTAACCTTAGCGTGCAAGCAGGAAATTCTTGTGAATTTTCAATTGCTGTAACCGACAATGCAACTATATCGGCTGTCGTCACGGCTCAGTTCGAATAAATTTGGCAAGGCGTGCAAATTCCCCTTGGAGTAAAACCTACAAAGAAGGGTTACCGACTACCGCAGTTAATGATCATGTAAACATAGATCAGAACGTTAACGCAACAATAACCACGGGAGTTATTGATTCACAAACAGGTCTATGGAAAGGTATAACTGTTTCAGATGATGCTTTCACTATTGACCCTGTTCATGAAGCAGTACCCAACGGCGCTACAGTTACAAGCCCACAAGGGGCAGGTTATGCAATTGATATGACAGATTTCAATGATCTCTTTATTGCTATAAAAGGAAGTGAGGCAGGTAACCATGCTATTACGGCAGTACAAGGTGGTGATGATTACTTTTTTAACTTAACACCTCCCGCAGGTGGTGATACTCTAAAGTTATCTACTACTTCTCGTGTGGCAGATACTTCTTTAGATGCTTTGTTTAATGATACTGCTGAGTCTTTAACTGCCGATGTGTGGAATATATTTATGATTCAAGGTAGATGCTCTAATCAAAAGATATTAAACTTTAAGATTACAAACAATACAGGAAGCGAGGAAGCGACCTTACAATTTGCATATTTAAGAGTCGTTTGATAAATGCGTTCTAGAGGGTGCTATAATACTCCTGGTGTTGATCATTTTGTGCTTAAATTGAAAAATCCTATATCGAGGTATATATATGGCTAAAAAGACAGAATTTGAAGAAATTATAAAGAATATAGATTTCAATAGAGCACTCTTAACGATCATACCTTTGCTTCAACCGTTTATTATTTTTGGTGCTTGGTTAACTTTTGCTAGAATGAATACTAAAGCGAGTATAGTAAGCAAAATAATCGCAATAGCAGAACCTATACCAACTGTAGATTTAAACGTCCCTAAAGAAGTTGTCTTAGCTTCTCTCTTTGACTTTACAGAAGATACATTAGAAATAATAATAAAGGTTATTGAAAATATAATAGATATGCCCGAAGAACTTAAAGAAGATTTAGATAAAGCAAAAAAAGAAGCTAAAAAAGCGGGAATATCGTTTTTATTTCCTGTAGTCCCTATTTTTGAAGGTATATCGGAGATATTAGGATTTGCATTACCTAAAAGACCAGAGAAAAAATGACGGATAATACTTTTTATCTTATTTGGTTAATTTCGTTTTTTTTATATTTTGTAATTTATACGTTTTGGATACCTTATAGAACGCAAGTCAGAATCGAGCAATGGTTGCGAAGTGAGGATTCAGATGATACTTTATTGTTATCAATGGGAGTAATCGTAAAATCAATCAGAGAGCAAGCTTTACACGATTTTGAGGAATTTATGTTACCTAGAGCTAGAGAAAGTTTAACTAAATTTTGGAGTGGTGCAATGGGTAATGCTGTAAAAGAGATCGGAAAAACTGAAGAGGGCTCAAAAGCTCGGATGTTTTCGGATATGGCTAAAGATTTAAGTGGTCAGCCATGGTATGTTCAACAATTGGCCACGAAATTTTTACCGATCATTGAAAACGCAACCAAAACGCAAGGAAACGCAAAACAAACACTAGAAAAGGGCTTAGGATTGCGTAAATAACACACTTCTAAGCAAAAGTAAGCCACCCTAAACACCTTTCCCTTACACCAACCTACCTAATCCTTTAACTCAGGCTCTAATAGCTCCATGATGTTTTCTAGTTCATTGCCTATAGAAGCTAATAATTGAAGCATTATTTCACTTTCGTCACCTTGGTTTCTATGCTTGCGATATATGTCAATACTTGCGTGAGTATACCATGTGCCATCCATGCCTTTTAGTTCAAGCGACATTATTCAAATCCTAGTTTCTTAGCTAAATTGTTTAATTTCTTTAATGCTTTTAATTCTGCTTCTCTTTGTTTCACTTTTCCCTCCCTTCTATATTCTCAATTCTTAAATCAAAACCTAATTTCTTGCTATTGAATACTTTATAAACAGTTTTTTTATTTGTCTTATTAATACCCCCTCGCTCATCTAAAGCCCATTTCGCTAAAGTTGATTCTTTACCAGTTCTCAAAATACATACCGTATCGTGTCTATGTTTATAATTCTCGTTACTATGGGAAATTAACAACACTTCAATACCTAGATAGTGTTGGTCTTTACCACTAGAATCCGCTTTGATAAAGTCTTGATCTAATTGACCAGTAAAGCTTAGGATAGCGTGTTCACC